CCGGGATATATCGTTCACCCTGCATACGAATAGCAGATAATCTTTCATCGTCATACTGAATTTCGCGAGCCCCAATCTTGCTAGTCCCGGTAGAAATATTTTTAATGCCATCTGCTACCTTTTTTAATTCTTCACCAAGTTTAATGATATTAGCATTGGCACCATCACCGGTTCTATCGAGGAGACCGTGTTTAACATCAGTATCTAGGCGTTTTAATTCCTCGGTAATAGGATCTTTTGTGCCCGGTGATTCGGATATTGCTGATGGTTCTATAACACGCTGTTCATCTATTTCACCCTGCTGAATAATAATCTGCGGGTTAATTTGTTGATATGTAGTGTCTAAACCAGATTGTGGTTGATCAACCCTTAATGCATTTGCCAAAGCTCTAGCATTCTTAAAAGATTGCATTTGCTTTTGTAAAAGTCTTCTCATGATAGATTTCTGCTATTCTATTACCGTTGATTTGCCTGACGTTCTTTTTGTTTAGCTATGTGCTGCATTAATAGAGCAACATAAATTTCCCGTTCGAATGGTAGTTGTGTTTCCAAGTGCTCTATATCATACCCATGAAACTGCGCCAGAGCAAAGTTCAATTTATAATAATTGAACAGATCAGCATGGTGCAGTAAAATTAAAAAAAACTACTTAAACCCTCCAGATAGCGATCATGTTTCTTATTGCATACTGGGCAGGTGTATGAAAAATCATATCTTAAATTGGGCATTGTTACAAAGAAAGCTTCAACTTTTTCATATTGATCTGATGTTAGATTATCAAAGAAGTCTTGAAGTTCTTCTCTAGTCTGATCCTGTGGTTTATAGACTTCATCAGAATCATAGATGAAATCAACGCAGTCCATAATAACATCAAGTGAAATGTCTTCACCAAGTTTAGCAAGTGTTGATAGAGTTGGATACTTCATCTTGATACCAACATCATCAAATAGGGGGATTTTTGTCGAGTGATTTTCAGGAACGAATACTTTAAGTTTTTGCAAGTCAATGTCGACCGGGGCCTTAGCATTAGGATCTTCACACGTATCGCAACGGAAAATCAAAGATACGATTTCTCCAACCGAAACCGCGCGAAGTTGAGTGAAAATGTATTCAACATCAAATGTTGCCAAAGATTCAATATCAACGTCAGTGATAGAACAAGACTGAATAACTTGTTTAAGAGTATCTAGCATCACCTGTTCATCTTTTGACTGCTGGGCAATCAACAGAGCTTTTTCATCTTTAACAACAAATGGCCGATACTTTAGCTGTTTCTTTGTTGATGGGATTGTTAGTGTATAAACGGGAAGGTTGTTCTTAGGTAGAGCCATTCTTTTCACCTCTGATATTCTGTAGCATCTTATTCAGATCGGTCGTTGAACCGACAAATATAGCATTATTGGTAACTTGTTGTGGACCAGATGAGTCTTGTTTCTTGGTATCAGATCCCATCTTTTTTCTCTTGTCTGATAGATCCAGCAATTGATGATTGATGTCGGCCAAATTCTTAATCATTGCCGAAACGACCTCAAAGTGTCGGGGTGATTCGGCTTGCTTGGCGACTTCAAGAGCATGATAAAGTGCATCCTGACCTTGCTGCAAAAGACTGTGCAAGTTCGATCTAGTTTTCTCATAGTCATATTCGATATTCTTATCAGTACTACCTTGATCGGGTACAATCACATCACCAGACTGACTAATGATTTCAGTCCTATCAAACGGTTCTATATCGAATACATTATCTAGTTTTTTCATTTCATCTGCCTAATAGCTCATTAATGAACCTATTTGTATCTGGATCTTTAACAGTTAACATCGTTTCATATAAATCTGGTTGAGTTGTTGTTAATTGGGCGATATCGAATTGTTTTGGATTTGTATGAGATGTTGTATAGTATTTATAATTTAAGTTGACACCAATTTTAGCAACGTCTCTTGAATCGGCTGATAATTGAATTGAAGAAGTAGCTTTTGGATATGCTTCATGCAGAGTTATCGAATACATTGAAACTTCTGAATCCATCGGCAAGACTTCGATTAATACTGTTGGGGCAATATAGTCTTTGTAATAATATGTAATCTTATTTTGAGTGTTTGAGATGTAATTTAACCAATTGTCAAAGAATGCTTTGACCTCAAAGTTATTATCGATGTAGAAAGACAGTGTGATATTATCAAACATTTTTGAATATGGAAATTCACGTGTTTCTCCCATAATTCTTTGTTCTGTAGTCGCAACGACTTGTCCCGGTAGTGAAGTTGATTCACAGAACAGAGTGATTAATCGACCCGAGTTCATAAATCCAGTCATCAAAGCCGGTGTTGCAATAGTTACTCGATATCGATTAGTCTTGGCTAATCCAGTGCTTTTAACTTTTGAAATGAATTCATTTAACATTTGAATTAACCTTAAATTTTGTTCATTGAATCTTGCCAGACTTGTTGTTCACGGGCACCCTGAAACTGACTGACTGGAAGAAGGATTGCTGTAGCCCAATTGTTGCCATCCACTTTCTTAAACTGAGATTTAACATGAGCATCAAGATAGTGCTTCACACAGGCTTTTGCTGGAGAATATTTTGCAGCGGCACCAATAGTCTTCCAAGAAAATTCAAGCTTACTCTTTTCATCAAGTCTTTTATCTGATCTAAAATCCATAAGAGCATCCAAGAGTTTTGCTCTAAGATGATACGGTAGATAATGAAGGTTAAGGCCCAAGAAGCCGTCCTTTACTTTAGAAAAAGGAAAGACTAACGGGAACCTATCCCAGTAAGGCAGGGTGTCCTTATGTTTTGCGTCATAATAGAACATATACATCTCACCTGGTGTGACAACTGGGCGATTCTGGGAGGCTCCGGTACGCATTAGGTAATAAGCCTGAACACGACCCTGAGACTTAATTAGGCGGGCCTCTTGTTCAAACCAAGACTGAGACTGACGCACCATTTTCTCTAGTTCATATTGGTTCTTGGTAAAAATTTGAGCGTATGTACTCATAATCCTAGTTCTTTCTCTGTAATGATGATAAAATGCCAATTACGGTCTGCACAATATTGCCGAGCGGCTTCCCACTTTGATTGATTCTTTATGTATGTGAAAGATTCCTGAAGATACCGGCGAGTCTTTTTGCCTTGTGTCTTTGGTGGTAGAGTTTCTTTATATGGCTTAACTTCTACCAGATATGTTCTAATGTCACCATTTGATGTTTTGACCTTGATTCGAAAATCACAGAAGTATCTATGGATTTTTCCATCAGTACCACATCGGTAAGGTATGATGGTCTCTTCTGATGAGTATTCTAGTACTGAAGGATTGGTATCACACCATCGGAGAAACCTAAACTCCCAAGATGAGCGCCAGATGATATTTGTGATATCGCCCTTATACTTATCTTTATTGATTGGTGTGTATCTACCCTGATGATACTTGGTCATTTCATTTTATTCGTTAATTCTTGAGCTCTAGCACGAACTTGTGGATTGTCATGTCTAGCGGCAACCCAAATTGTATTACTATTTGCTTTAGGATGATTTAATGCTGCTAAAGCAACCTGAAGATTGGTATGTTGCACGGCAAGTCTAGTTGTATCACCATTTGCTTTAGGATGATTTAATGCTGCTAAAGCAACTTGAGCATCAACATGCCTAGCCGCATAATGAGTTGTATATCTATCAGCTTTACGATGATTTAATGCTGCTAAAGCAACTTGAGCATCAGCATGCCTAGCCGCATAATGAGTTGTATATCTATCAGCTTTACGATGATTTAATGCTGCTAAAGCGACTTGAGGATCTTGATGTTGAGCAGCTTTCCAAGTTGTTTCATAATCAACTTTAGGATGATTTAATGCTGTTAAAACGATATGAGCATTAGGATTTTTTAATAAATGTCTTTGATATTTTTCGTCATTCATAGCATGATCAATTTCATCTTTAGTAAGATCATGATCATTTGCTAATCTGTGAACATATGCTTCATGCTGTTTTTTAATGGGTTCATAATGTTTTCTAATGGCATCAATAGCAGGTTTAAGTTTGGCAATTTTTGGATTAGATTTAAGTTCATCATCAATATCATTATCATCATCATTATGTCGATTAGTTATTGACCCTGATATTTTTTTCTCATGCCCTGGATGAACTGCATAGGGTGAATTCGAATCACCCTTGACATGAATGGTATATAGCTTTCCATAAGGCGATTTTTCATATAAGCATCTATTACTACGAGCACTTACACACCATGTTGTATTGGTCGGACCGGCTTCTGGACCGCCGCCATAAAATTTCTGGCTAGCCTCCTTGTTAGCAACATGGTATGCCTGGATATCACCGGAGTCATGGATCTTGACATGACCTCGTTCAGCAATTTCACCCTTTGTGCTACCGGTGCCAATTAACGGCATAATTGTGCTATGCACTTCTTGGAACGTCTTAGAGGCGTGATCCTCGATACCATGTATGTTCCTATACTTGTCGTAGTTTCCAAGTACCTGGTGAAGGTCTGGATGGTCTGGGGTGACATTACCCTTCTTATGTTGGCTGACCAACCAAGGCACGAATTTCTTGGTGCTGGTTGGGTCAGCGACTGCATATTGGTCAATCTCCCTATGTAAGCCGGGATTCTGGGCTTTCAAGTCATCGATCTTGCCTTCAAGCAAGAACATTTCGGCGAGGTATTCTTTAAATCTTTTCATTTAATTTGTCCCATCAAATCAGTTAATCTATTTATTCATCTTTTTGTCAATTTGATTTTACAAGGTTTACAACTGATGTTATAATGGTTCTCTGTGAAACATATCCATAAAAGAATCTAGTAACTAATTAGAAACTATCTGGAAACAATCTAGATTAGATCCATTAAAGGGATTCTAAAACAAGAAAAGAACCAAACCCGATACAGCCAACTCTTCATAAGACAGGATAAATAGAACTAACAAATGTCCTATAGAAGAATTCCATCATGGCAACTGGCGAGAATCCCCTCTACAATTTTAAACCAAGATCCGGCGAACTAGGTTCCCCCACTTGGTTCCAATCTGATTCTTATACTATTAAGAATCTCATGTACCCAGATGATCTAATGAGTTCTACCAATAATCAATATGGTGGGAACTATGTTATTTTCTATATCAATGTCCATGAAGATTCGTACTTGTTTAAAGGGTCTGAGGCCGCTAAGAATCGTGTTGCGAATGACCAGATACCACCAAACTTGCGAGGGGAAGTTTCTGGTAGATTCGCATCGGGTGAAGTCATTGGGGCAGCTGGTATTGCAGGTGCTTTTGGTGGTACCAATGTTGCAAGGTCCATGATTGGCACATCTGGTAAAGATATTGTTCAGAAGATTGTTGGCGTTGATATTGATACAATTAGGAATCCAATAAAGAAAGGTGCAGCTCAAATTGGTGCTAATTTTGGTACTGGTGCACTTGTTACTGGTGCTGCTATTGGTGCTCTTAGTGGGGTTGCTAATAAGTACAAACGAATGGAATCCGCGATTGCACTTCATGTTCCAACGGACTTAAATATTAGTTATAGTGCAAATTGGTCAGAAACTGATATGGCCGGTATGATAGCCGCAGCAACTGTCTCCGAGAGTATTTCTAATGCAGCTAGTGAATTGACTAAGGGTAATATTAGTCAATCGGCTACAGATATTGGTAATGCTGGTGACGCTGGTATCAACTACTTTGTTGGACGAGGTCTTCAGACC